GATAAAGATAAGAAAATCATCGACTCGAGCTCGAAAGTAAACCCGTTCCCCATTGAGGAGAACTTGTTCCATTGCACTTCTGTTTTGCCGTGCATTCCTTTGTGGGATCGCAAGGCATTGAGATAGTCAAACCAATCAGGAGGTATTAATTCCCGAACTAGTTCGATGCTGAGAGTATCAGACGCCATCTCAAGATCCAGCGTAGCTGGATCAAGAGGGCTGTGATTTTCGGACCCAAAACGCGCTAACTTTTGGTTGCGCGTCTGGTCATCCAAGTCACAGCCAACCCTTTTCAGGGATCGACGAATGAACTCTCCGACACCTAACTGTAGGTAGACGTTAAGCATTGGTTCAATGGCGATTGCTCTATGAGTAAGAGCAGTCTTCGGCACGAAAGTCACTTTATTGTGATTGGAGCACACTAGCCTTTTCGATATCCAATGGATATCGACGTGTAGAGGAAAACCATCCGGAAAATCCGTAGGTTCAAGGCCATAACCTTCGCAGGTTATGGCACGCCTCCAAGGCATATCCGCAAGGATAGCCGCACGAGCATAGTGGTATGCCCTGTTTGACACTGAATACCCTTCAGTGGCATACTTGTAGTACGCCGTAGTGCTCGGTCTGGATAGACCGATGCACCCGCCCGGACCATGCCGACTCCCGTCATGGACTTTATCCAAGTCCAGAGGACCTAACCACCGTTTTATCTTTTCGCGCGCGAGATGGAATATCTCGTGCACGTTCAGGGCCTTTGGAATAGGCCTTGAATGAAAACGGTGCCTGTAGTGAGCCAGACGACGGTTGGTTTGACGACAATAGAGCTCAGCGAGCTCAAATCGTTTCACCGCTGTTGTCTGGGGATCCACTTCAGGAAGCTTTCCGAAGGGGTATTTCTTCAGAAAAGAGAGAACAAACGCACTAGCCCAAAAGCTAGTCGGGTCTCTCTGCATTTGCTGCAAAGACCCTACCATATCGGAACGTTTGCTGAAGCGCAAGTAGCCCGGCGCATCACGCGCCTCGATGACTTTCAAGAGTTCATCGACAAAGTAGCTATCAAGCACTTCACGTAGGTCGTCAATCAAATGACGAAGCGTCAACCAAGGAAGGTCACCGCTCATCGCCTTCGGGACAGAAGAGCCCCAAAGAGTTAAAAGCTCTTTCTTAAGAGCTTTCAGATCACGTGAATCACTCACTGATCTATCTCCTTACTTACGGTTAGCGCGAAGCTTTTAAGCTAAGCGTTTGCCCCAGTAAGGGGCGGTAAAATGACTTGGTCGACGGGGAAACAGATGCGCACAGAAGTGCACACTGCAACCTCGTACTTCCTGGTCCTAAGAGGGGTTTCACACCCCATCTTGTTCTTACCGCCTTCCGCCTAATGCTGATCTTACGTACTTCGAAATCTTCTCGCGAAGAATCAAAATAAGTAAGTCCAATAGCAAGCGACTCACTGAGTGAGCCGCCAGCTACTGATCGGAGGAAACCTCCGCAGCCGTTCGAGCACCACGCTCCGAAACTCGGTCTTGAACCGAGGATCCTTGCGTAATGCCGACCGGCTGGCGGAAGATAACCTCCGGGCGCATTAGTAGAAAGAACACTACTAGGAAAAGCATCACGCCTGTCCATGTCAGTAGTTCCTTCACGCTTGCGGAATGGTTTGGTCGGCCGCCAGGTCCGAAAGGACCGTCAGGCCGGCGATGAGAGCAAGCCGCGTCGCTTGCGCCGTGCGTTGTGCCGCGGGAACGGGCACCGGAATCGCAGTGTTGATCGTAGTAACGACCACATGCTCTTCGGTACCCACCGTGACATATTCGGTGAGTTTGATCTCACCACGCTCGACGCCCGCAGACGTTTTGGTGGCTTTGGGAAGCACGCGCTTCACGGACAGAACTGCCGGCCGGCCGGTTGCACCTTGCTCTTTAAAGAGAGCCAGGTCACCTTCCATCTTGAAAGGCTTGAAAACCTTTCCAGTGCCAGTAGGAGTACCGAGGGTAGTGCCAAGGGTAATATTGCCCATTTAAAGTATCACACTTTCTATTTCCGGCTACGCAGATTGCTTAGTAATGCAATACTGTCAATAGCACGTTTGACGTTAATTTTAACGTCGACAGGTGGGAACGAGGGGAGTGAAATGTAATTCGTCCGTTCATATCGAGATCCCTCGCCACTGTCGGAATGTCCGACAATAGCTGAGAAATCCCATGAGCCGGGCGTATTAACAGCACTCCAAGCCGTGGCCTTTCGGGCTACGGTTATGTTCTCCGTCATGGAGACACCACTCGCCAAGATGTTAACGCCGATCTTAGGTGTGAGAGCCTTTACCCAATCACCAACTGATATAAACCAGTCGATAACAAAGGAGAAAGGAATCAGCTCCCAAGCAGAGCTTGGGAAGTCGAGCACACCAAAGTCGTTAATCAGGGCACCAAGCCCTGGTTCGACTTCATAGAGCACAAATGCGCGAACGTTTCGAGAATGACTCACGTCAACTCTAAGCGTGACCGTTCCGTGCGTGTTAGGGACATTTCTGTCACTAGCAAAGCTCGTCTCGGCTGAAGCAAATCCGCGTACCATAAAGCGTCGGTTATCCCTAGCTTTATTAAGTGCCTTGAGTGCGGACACAATGTCCATCACCATAGGGCCCCATCCATAGCGCCATGCCAACCATTCCTGCATTAATGCAGAGATGGGCACTGGAGAGTCCTTACTTTTCCGTGGGCGATGCCCATAGAATTTCTTGACTTTGGTAACAGTTTTCCCATCCGCTTTATTCTTACGAATAGAGTAATTAGGAGTACCGTTATCGTTCCAGGTGGTATAGTGCACTGGAGAGGGTTGCCTTCTGGCGGGTGGAACACCTAGAGCTGCGGCAATCACGGAACTGGGTTTCCCCGATTTCATGGCTGCCAAGGCGGCTGCTAATTTCTTAGCAGTATCGCCTATCAGTTTCAGACTCTTGTCAAGTTCCGCAAGGGTAACGAGTGTTTGCATTTCGGGAGGGCGAACCTTCCCGAGAGCATCTACCGCTGCTTTGTTAGACAAAACAGACAGCGTCGGAAGGCTTGTCGACCCATAGGGTTTAAACAAGTCTACCCAACCACTCGCATATGTTGGCGCGATCTGCCCGGCAAGCCGGGCAAGCGCCATTCCAGATATCGTTGCGTCGTACCAGACTGAAGTTCCGTTATGATGGACGGAACCGTAACACGATGATTGATCTTGCACAATCTTCGAGTACTGTCTGACACACGGGTTCGATATCACGGAACCCTTCTTGACTAAGGACCTGTAACCAGGAGTTACGTAATCGGAAATATCCTTATACGTACCTCGATACGCCGAGTAATCGACGTTTTCAGTATACCAAAGAGCACCAGACGGACGTTGATATTGAATCAACGTCATGTTTGGCATCTTCACCATACTGCTGTTTACACGTTCCCTATAGGTTGCCACTCAAGTTAACTCCGAAGTTAGGATTACTCCCAACCGGGAGCCGGCGTTTGTCTATATCCTTACGGACGTAGACAGGAGGCAAGCCTCCAGAAGCAAAC